AGATACGTCAAGATGACATCTTCAACGTCAGTTAAGAGAACCTTCTGACTGCTTCTTGTGGAAATTGCAAATCTTGCGTAGGAAGTGATAAAACGCGGGTAAAGGAAGTCAGAAGGGAGACCGTAGACATAGCGCCAGTCAGGTTCGGGGTCCGTCGCTACCCAATCCTCATCATAATCTCGTTCAGTTAAAAGCGCAAGCCGTGCACTCCCGCGAACGGTCGCCCAATCAGCCGCTTTCAGTATACTATCACGAGTCGACTCATACCAAATATCACAGATTTCTCGTTCTCTTGAGTTTTCAAGAAGACCACTTACAGAAGAACGAGTGCCGATGGCACTCAAGGCTTGGTTATAAATACCAACTTGATTGAATGCCATCGACCTTTTCCTTTACGCCGGTTTCCCGAGCGGTCCTGTCTTCGCTTCAGCCTTACTCATCTCACTGAGCGTCTTTGGAGAGGCTTTGGACTTAACATGCAAGTCCTTTATATTCTCCACAGGCTTCACCCAAAGTTCAGCATCACTAGGAAGAGGAATGGACTCTTCGTCGCCGGGATTCCAGTCTTTCTTAAAAACGACTTTCTTCCCGTCAACATAGTCAGGAACTTCCACTCCATCAGGATCAGCGCGATACCGATTTCCACCAAGGATCAGATTTCGCTTGAGAGCTACTTTCATCTTAATCCTCCTTAGTTCGAGGCGTCAGCGTAAGCTTTCCACCGGGCCGGATCATGCGTCAGGAACGCATTGATCTTGCCAGCCGAAAGTGCAGCCACCGCGGTCGTGTGAACGACACCAAGATAGCGCTCATAAACGATACCTTCCCACGGAAGTGCGACGCAAACTGGCACAACACCTGCCGTAGCGAGTGCTGTGACAGCAAACACCGGGCTCGTATAGTGAACAGTCTGTGAGCCATCTACAGCAATCGACGCCGTGGAGTCACTGCAAAGTGAAAAGCTCGTTGTATTGTTCACGCCCACGAGAGCGGTGTCGATTGTGACAACAAAGTAGATCGGCTCTCCCCGACCAATATCACGCGCGAGCGTGAGATCGATCTGATCGCCAACCAAGTACGATCCAGCACCGCCGGTATTCAGCGCCGTGGCATCGCAAAATTCAGTCCTTTCATCAAGAATCATCGCATTTCTCCTTAGGTCACACGCGCTTCATCAGCAGCAAGCTTATCAACGCGACGAACAGGAATGCCGTCGAAGGCCACAACATGACGGCCCGCGATTGTTTCCTGAGTTACTGTTGCGTTAAGCAACTTGTTAGTGATTTGGCGACGGAGGAAAGAACGAATGTTGCGCGGCACATAGAATACCGGGCGACCTGCGTTCAGGTTCGGAATCAATTCAATTGCTCGCACCATCAAGTCGGTCAGGTTCGCACCTGTTGCCGCATTGAAAGTGAGGTCTCCTTTGTCGATGTTCGCAATGCGAACTACGTAGCGCCAGTCACGGACTGTGAGGCCCATATCCCAACGGAAATGATCGCGGTAGGCTTCCATACGGCCACCTGCTGCATCAACATTTTCAATCGTGACCTGACCTTTATCCGTGTGCTGAATGCCAACACGCGAACCTTTCGGAACAATTCCGTGCACAGTATTTTCGCCCCAAACAACAAGCCAAATCGAGCTGTTGTCAGTGCTAGAACCGAGCGCATCGATGATGTTCTCAGCGTTCGCAGCGGAAAGTGAATTGTAACGGGGGCCAAAACCTGTAAAGGCTTCCGGTTCCGTTGTTTCATTTCCACTAAACAAAGTGTCCGCCATTTCCTGACCCATCGCCTCAATATGAGGCCGGACTTCAGTAAGACGGAACGAAGCAGTGTTGCCGTTCAAATCAGCCAAAGCCTTATCGACTTCCGCGTATGCTTCAAGCATACCCATCGAGTCGGTGACCTGAGCGGTGTGTGATTTGGTTGGCTGGACACCACCATAGAGTTTGCGCCACGTCGGAGCTGGCAAGCCGGTCCGAACAGTAGTGCGATGACCAGTAATTCCATTCGCCTCCATGAACACAATATCATCGAGGATTTCGTTTGTTTGGTTCAACAGTTCCACGATCGGTGCGATCTTCCCTTCAGGGTCAAGCCTTTTGGAAAGATCAAGGAGCGTGGGATGAATGACCGATAGAGCAGCCATTATGCAGCCTTTCCTTGATTAGGGTACATGCGTTCTGCAATGGTTTGCTGATTACCTGCCGCCATTGAATTAGGCGGCGCAGAACCTTCAGTCAAATCCTTTGCAATCTTTGCAAGAAACTTGATCACGTGGAGGTTATTCCCCGCTCCGGTCAAGTCAAACGCCGTGCGAAGTTCAGGTGTACCGTACTTGTCGATCACCTTTGCAATGGCGCCAGTCGTCGGACCAAGCTTATCGCCGCCAATTTCTGGATCAGCTTTCACTTCATTCGACCACTGTTCCTGCAAGTCTGTCCATTGCTTATCACCCTTTTCAGAGGCAGCTTTCATGAAGTCGGCCTGCAGTTTCACAAGCTCAGCCGCCGCATCACGCGGAATGCCGTGCTTATTCACAAGCTCAACAAAGCCTTTGGAAGTGGACTCGTCGAGCGTAAATCCCTCAGGGAGTTTCAATTCCTCGACCTTGAAGGGACTATCTTTTGAAACCTTGTTGGCCGCATCAGCAGCAGCCTTGTCATCGGCGATCTTTTTATCAGCAACAACTTTGTTGTCGAACTCAAGCTTCGCAGCTGCATTCTCAGCCTCAGTCTTAGTTGTGTCAGGCTTGAACTCAGCAGGAAGCGCGTTCGGATTAACTTCCGTTGTCGTCGTCAGTATCGTTTTCGGTGTTTCCGTCACTGGCGGTAAGGATGCGGGCTCGTTCGTTATTGCCATCTTCCATTTCTTTCTGCTTCTCCCTCAGCATATTTAAATAACCCTCAGGAGAGGCGTCCATTAAGTGAGCTTGTATTTGCTGGCCCACGTTCAGCTCCCCACACTTGAAAGACGTGTCAAGGGCATTGCCTGTGTAGGGGTTTCGGCCGATGCCCGCAACTTCCATTAACCACCAAAGATATTCTCGGCCTTGCTTTGTGCCAAGTGCTGCTTTGACGAAATCATCAACTCCAAGTTTCCGCGCTTGTTCACGAAGTTTAACGCGCCTGTTCCATTTCTTTTCAGCTTTTTCATCCACTCGACATTACCCTTTTTTCAAGCGAAAAGCAAGGATATGGGTCATGGACTTCACCCGATTAATCTCTGAAGGGCATTGGCGCCACCACCAACTTCAGTTTGAGAAAGATTTTTCGCAGACTCACTTGCAACTTGCGCCGCCTCGAGCCCCGAAGCCATCGCCGCCCGTTGATCGTCAGCTTCGGCCTGCTCCGCGATAGCTTCTCGCGAGTTCATATTCTTTGCTTTCACTCCTATGTCGCGGCCATAATCGAGGAGAAGTTCGTCCCAATTTGGAATGTTGAGGGCTTTCGGGTAAACGGAGGAAACATTCCCAATGACTTGAAGAAATCGCTCGGTGGGAATAACTCCAACTGCTGATTGAGCAGCGCTGAGGATTGAGACATACTGAATCTCCAAGCGACGGTTTTGCAAAGACCTTGGTGGGGCTGGCAACAGACCAGCCCGGTTCATAATATTAAAGATGCGAGTAATGCCAGGATCGAGCGCCTCGTTATTAAAACGTTCCAACACAGGGCCGAGAAGGACCAACTTTTCTTCTCGCCTAGCATCGATCTCAGTTGCGCTTCGCACTGTTTCGAGTTGCGAAATCATCTTGAAGAGATCGTTGTGGAAGGTTTCGCGAATGCGGGCCTGTACATCACGAATGTCGAGCGTTAATTCGTTGATTGGGGGCTGGATTTGATAAGCAGGTTTGCCGCCGACGTGGCCGTTCGAGAGGCCAGCGATGAAAGTCTGACCGCCTGGAACCATCGCCGTTGGTGAGTGCTTCATCTGCACATCGAGCAACATCGGCGGGCGGACCATATAATCAAGCGATTGTGCTTTGCGGATTGTTTCTTGTTGCAACTGTTTAACGTCACCAAGAGCATCGAAGGCAGGGCTCGTTCCATAATTGTCGTTGCCGGTGACTTCCCAACGAGGGAAGATGCCCGGCAATTCGTGATAACCTCTGTGGGCGAGAACCGTAGCTTCTTGAGATGAAGTTTCCCAATAAGTTTCTCGAAAATCAAAGGTCCTAGAAACCGATCCTGCCCTCTTGTCGTTCGGCTCTACAAGATGATGGACTTCATAATTCTCTTGAAGGCGAGCGCCACCAAATTTCCAAGCCTGTCTAACATTCTCCGAACAATTCTCTTCTCCAAATTCCTGCACTAGTTGCTTCACAGTGAAATTGAAAATGCGCCCAAATGTATCGACGCGGCCCTTGGAGTTTTGTGCAACATAGTATTCACCGAGGCAAGGATTGCGGCAACAGAAAATATTCTCATAGTCTTCGTAGATGAGCATCGCGGCTGTGCCGAAGAAAACAAGGTCGAGATACATTACGGCAAGAGCATTGTAGAAATTGCTCTCAGCCATCGCAAGCAACATTTTCCTCTCAACGTCGTCGAGCCATACTCTCGAAGCGTAATCGAGGTCATCCTCGAAACCAGCTAACCTCAACTTGAACCACGGCCTCGCTGGTGACGTGACACCGTTCATCATCCCGCTGGCGAGAATCTTGCCAGCATTCGTTCCCGTCGCATCAACTATATTCGTGTTGATTCCGATATATCTGCGTCGTTCAGCGGGACTCTGCAACCACGAATATCGCTTCGGCAAGAAATAATTCGCAATATCTCGCCAGACAGAGTACCAGTCACTCCTGTCCTGATGAAGCGCTGTCATCGTGTTCTTCAAGTTAATGAAGACATCTTGATTAAGCTGCACCGAGGGAACCCCCAAGAATCGAGCGTTTTGCTGTGTTGGCTGGAGCAGTGAGGCCCATCGGGCCAGTGTTCACCAAGGTGGTGAAACCTTCGCGACCTCTTCGCTGGTCGAACAGACTCGCGTCCGCTAAGGTCGGCGTGACTGCGGGGGATTTAGGTTTTGGAACCTTCGGGGCTAATGGACCCATTGGAGCCTCTCATCGCTAAAAGGATTGTAGTCGGGGGTTACAGTTATTGCTTCTTCAAGGCCAGCAGATCGGGCAAATTCTGGAATATCATAGGCGAAAGTGAGAGCAAGAGCGTCACCGACGTTCGTCGATTTTACGCCTCGTTTCCGCATATCCTTCTTGTTCTCTAGAAGGATTGCTTCCTTACCGTTCATACCAAAACGAGGTCCGGCTAATTCTTCAGGGATCGTGCGTTCAACTCCCGGAATCCGCTCGATCATACAGCCGAACTTGAGCCACTCCCGCATCCTCCCCCACATCTCAGCTCTTTTATTCGCATACTTCGTGCCATCGTTGGTGTCGTAATTGTCGGGCTTGTTACCGAAATCCACCGCCATCAAGGGGACTTTAAGTTGCCTCAATCTATCAACAACACCACCCCCGACACCGCCATCATCAATAAAGACTATCGAGGCATTGTAAGCTTTGAAAGCTTTCATGACTTTTTCGGCGAAGCTCATTGTGTCGAGATAAAAGTAGACCTCCGGGAAATGAGTTCGAGCGTCACGCCCTTTTCTTGGGTATATGACACTTGGATCATCGCCGAACCTTCCAACGTCAACTCCAAGTATAATAGGTCCATTACTATGTTCAAGTTCTCGAATAGCTGCTTCTCTAGCAACTTCAAATGAGATGAAGGATTCGGCGTTGACGCGCGGAAAAACGCCACGAACTCGGATGCGGAAAAAGTCATGGTCCTCACCATAGTCTTCGAGCCAATTGGCAATTTCAGTCTTGTTTGTGAAACGAACCTCTCGTGAGTCAATTGCCGCCGCGTCCCAGCGGTGCTCGAATTTTCCGCCTGGAAAACAGTCGCGGAATCTTCCCTGTGATTGAGTCGGATTGCCAAAGGCTACCCACAGAATTTCAGTATCCATATCCGTCGTGGCGCCCTCGGTGACTTCCCATACAAGTTCTGGAATAGCCGACGCCTCATCCATCACCACAAGCACGCGCTTGCCCTTGTTATGAAGCCCCGCAAACGCTTCAGTGTTGCGCTCGCTCCAGGGCACCATATCTATTTTCCACTTCGCTTGCTTCTCGGCGTCCTTGGTCTTGATGGCAATGCGGGTGGCGGTGAACTCGAAAAGATCTTTGGCAATGAAGAGTTCATACCACTTTGCAAGTTCGGCCCAGGTTTTGGTCTTGAGCTGATTTTCGGTGTTGGCGGTAACGACGCCTTTGCAGTCTTCGTAAGTTGTGAGGGCCCAAAGAATAATCCAAGAGACGAGAGCGGATTTACCCACTCCGTGACCGGAGCATCGCGCGATACGAACGGCCTTAGTGAGGGAGATGACGCCCCGTCCGAGTTTAACCAAGACATCTTTCTGCCACTCTTCAGGTCCATCTTCAAACTCCAACACGGTTGAAGGCTCACCCCACGGAAAAGCCCACATCACAAATCCATAAGGATCGGAAGAATAAGAACCAAGTTCTTCGATGAGTTCTTCAAGCATCTTTCGGTGTCACATCAATAAGTTTGCGGGCCTTAATGCCACGCTCACGAGCGGTCTTCAGTCGATCCCCAAGATTAACTTGAATGTTCATCGAGGTCTGTGAAGGACCAAAGCCGACTCGATCCATCGCAGTTTTCGCAAGATCGAGAGCTTGATTAATCGACACATCCTCCGGATTGTCTTCCATTTTCTGATGAGCGAGGTCGAGCGCATCTGTCGCTAAATTCATAAGGCGACGAGGAATATCGATAAATTCCGCATCAACTTTGTCTTTGTAGAAATGGATCAATTCTTTGAAAGCAGGATCGCCCTTCAACACGGAGATGCTGGAGTCGGCATAGCCGGTGATTGCGCCGGCCTCCCAATTAGACATTCCAGCGGCAAGACACTTCGCAAGCGAATGGTGGCGCATAGTCATGCGGCGAGTCAAAGGAATTGGTTTCTGCTCATCCCGAACGCTCATCAGTTGCCCAAGATCGTGCGAGGTTAATTCACGGATGAGACTCGGACCTGTCACGTCGTCAATTGATTTTAAGGCGAGGCGTTTCATTTGAAAAAACGGCCCTTACTATAAAGCAAATAAAAGTTCTGTTGAGTAAGGGCCATAATTTTACGGGCTCGGATTTTCAGCAACAGCTTCAGCAAGATCTTGCTGTTGCTTATCCAAACGGGCAACAAGATCTGCAAGTTTCTGTGGGTCGGTTCCGGCCTGAGCGATCTGATCACGCAAGCCTTTGATTAGAACGATAGCTGATTGAACTGCACCTTCAGTTTCACCAACTTCACGTTCAATATCGTCAAGAGCGGCCATTATTATATTCTCCTTAACAAGGACGTGAAAGAGCGCATTTTTAATTACAGCAACATCTTCAATCAGCCGTTTGAAGAGGCGCTGCTCCTTCTCTTCCCTGCGCTCAAAATGACGAGAAGGAATCCTGTCGGAACGATTTTCTCGAGGCTGGCGCATCAGCTTACCAGAATAGAACCACTGCTGTCGCAACCGTACCAGTGTCCATCACTCGAACGACTTCGAGTGGGTGAATGATGCCACCGGCGAGAGCTGGAATGACAACAGTTGTGTCAGCAACAAACTGCACTGCGACAGGTCCGTCGGCTTCGATTAAGAGGCCTCGCGTCGCAGGATTAATGAGATTTGTATCATGAGGTATATAAACTACACCGTTAACTGCTGGATTGGTTTTGCTCATTGAAATTCTCCGAGGTTGGAGTTAAGAGACTGTATCATTGAAAAAGAAAGAAAGCAAGGAGCCATATCGAGAAC